ATATTACCGACATGCTCTGCAACCTCTTTAGTTTTGCAGGCGATCTGCACTTCGTCATGTATCCATCCCATGATGTATGCCTCTAAACCCTGCTTAATTATTTCTTGGTCAATGAGCTTCACCCACTGTTTACATAGAACTGCACCACTGGACTGCAAAAGCTGCGATAAACACCGATGCTCTGAGCGCACAAATAGCTTTCTACCGTCTATGCCGCGCAGCCAACCTTTGTTAGCAAAGGCTCTCTTTAGCTCGTCATTGAGGCGTTTAAAGGCTGGCACGTTCCTATTAAAGTCGGCTTTAAGTTGCTTACCGTCTTTAGCAGTACCGCCAACGATCTTGCCGATCATTCCGTCACCCCCGCCATACATCAGCGCGTAGATAAATGTCTTAGCTTGATCGCGAGTCTTCAGGCCAGCAGCCTTTTGATTGTAGGTGTGGATATCTGACTCAAGAATCTGAGCCGCATATTCACCCCCGTCATCTAATACATTGGCTAGACATCTCAGTTCTAGCCCAGACAAATCGCTGCCAAGCAAACACCAGCCTTCAGGCACCGTAAACAGATCACGGCACTCTTTTCCGTAAGCAGATCGTGTACTCGGAATCTGCGCGAGATTGGGTGAGCGGTGACAAGCGCGGCCAGATATTGTTCCCCCAGACACAAGGTTGTGCCTAATCTTTCCGTCTGCATCGACAAGCTTCATCCAGCCAGCGTTACCCTCGCTCAACATCGCGATACGCTTTTGGACTAAGAAAAACTCAGCAAGCTTCTTGGCCTCTGGGTACTCCAAAGAGATGAGTACATCTTCATCGATCTTTGGCTGACCGCTGGGCGTAAACACTTTTGGTTTCCACTTGTACTTGGATGTAAGACATCGGGCAATGTGCTGCCTACTGTTGGGGTTAAAGTGAACGGCTTTGACCTTAGTGGTCTCCACGCCCTTTTTGTAGCCACGCGCCTTGTTGTTAACCTTTGGCGTGAACGGGGTATGAATTTCCCAAGGATCAAAAAGAGTTGCCAGAGCAGTCTCAAGGTCTAATCGTTTTTGCGACAAGGTTGCGTACAACTCACCAGCCTTTTCTAGGTCAAACGTCCAACCATTGTTTCCGATCCTAAAGCAAATCTCTGCCAGATCATGCTCCAATGCAATACTGCGCTGTGAGAAGTCATTGTCTTGATTGAGTAGCTTTAAAAGGTCACAAGTGACATTTACATCTTGCACCATGTACTGAAGCATATCTTCGTTAAAAGTCTCCCAGCCGCGATCATAATCGCCCTTGTTGTTACCTAGGCGCATACCCCAAGCAGCTAAACTGTGAGAGCCGTAGTATCTTTTTAAGAATCCTTCAGGCTTCTGCACTCGCATAGAGTCTTCTGTCATCAAGTCAGCTTTGATCAACCGCGAAAGTACAAGTGTGTCAGTGACTTTGCCTTTGGGCTTAAATCCTGGATAAAGCTTTTCGATAGCTGGTATGTCAAAACCAATTATGTTGTGACCGATGATCTCATCAGCATTCTCTAAAATGTCTATAGCGTCATCGATCTGCTGTGGACGGAAAACCTGCATAGAGTTCACGCGCCTATCACTCTGCTCTAAGTCTCTTATAGCGATGCAGTGGATAGCCGTAAGCTGTGGCAGTAGTCCATTGGTTTCAATGTCGAACACTAGGCGGCTCACAGTGCAAGCTCCATAGCTTTTGGCGCGAGTTCACGCTCTAAAGCAATCTCCCTGTCAGTCGCGATTGTTCTAAAGAATCCGCGATAAGGCGGGTATGCTGCATGGAATAAACGCGCATAGTATGCCGCATGTGCATTTGGCAATTTAAAGTGAACATAAGAGTCTGTTGCTAGATTCGAGTCCCATCGGCTTTTTTCTAAAATAAGCTGACTGGAATATCTCTTGCGACCTTCTTCAATTGCATTAAAAGCGTATTTTTTAAAGAGTTCCCAAACGGCTGGGTTACCTTTGTGAAACTTCATAAAGTCTTTTTCAAGACGAGTTTGTGCTGAAGACATAAAGTCTCTCCTTAGTTTTTTCGCATTTAGTTAGTTGGTAAGACTTAGAATCTGTTGTTGTCGACTTCTAATAGCCTTCCGGTGTCACGGGCATACATGAGGGTATCGGCTTGGCCTACTTCGCCAGTAAACCTATTCTTGAGTAGTACTATTTCGCGAGTGTCATCGCTAGGATCATCTTCGTTGACCTGTAGACCTAGACAAAAGTCTGCAAGCTGGGCAAGCGCATGGGAACCTCTAAGCTGACTAAGTTGCACCTTGGCACCATTCTCATGGCCTTTGGCTCCCTCCGGTCTTCTTAGGTGGCTCACAAGGAATAGGCAGATATCTAACTCTTGTACTAGCTTTCTTAGCGTGGTCATAATCGAGTCGATTAACCTACGTTCATCCACGCCAGACTCTCCGGTAAGGCCACTGACCAAAATGGAAACATGGTCTAAAAAGATATACTTGCAGCCCATTCCTTTGACCATGTATTGGATGCGATTGACGATAGTGTCTACCGCAGTCGATCCAAAGTGGTCAAAAAGGTACACCGGATGTGCGCCCAGCAGCGAGTCATACGCCTCAATAATCTCAGGCTCATCTGCTGCCTCATCGTCGATAGTGATGTTCTTATTCATGTGGAGGCCGACAAGTCCCTGTAAAGTTCTTTTGTTAGTCTCCTCTAGCATCAGCATGCCGACAGTTTGGTCATTGCTGTGAAGGTGGTAGGCAATCTCTCTTACAAAGGTAGACTTACCAACGCCACTACCAGCACATACAGTGACAAGTCCAGTGCGTATCCCACGGGTCATATCATTCAACTTGGAGTAAGGGTAGCTGACAGTACTTGCAGCATCCGACTTACCGATAATGTCTCGGAAGTCATCACTGCTGACAATGCCATCTGGCCGCCACTCTTTGGCTCTCCATATCGCGTCTATTATGGCCTTCCCTTCGCCTTTCTGGAGGCATTCGTTGGCATCTTTATGTGGCAGTACAGCCAACTTTACTTTGCCTACAGGGAGTGACTCAGCACACTCCAAAGCCGCCTTTTGGCCTGCCTCATCTTGGTCAAACATCAGAATGATTTCTTCAAATTGCATGAGGAAATCCCAAGCACCAAGCAGTGCTTTTTTGCCACTGGATGCACCTTGGCCAAGGCTAACCACAGGCCACTTATTGCCTTGCACCTGCGATACGCTCATGCAGTCCAGTTCGCCTTCGGTAATAACTAGCTTGCGCCCAGAGTTCCATAGGTGCTGCCCAAACAAAACCATCTTTTTGGCTTCACCTAAGATGCTAAAGTTCTTATCTGCATCTCTTATTTTCTGTGCGATGACTAAGCCTTCAGCATTACGATAGTTAGCTATCTGCTGCGGCCTCCCTCGGTAGCTATCTGTCACTTGGTAATCAAATTTGCGGCATGTTTCTTCAGTAATTCCCCGCTTGGTCAACGCAGTGTAATAGCCATCGATTAACTCTGTTGGACGCTTGTGGTGGCTCTGAGCCGCAGAAATCTGTTGCTCGTCACCAGTGTCATACGCTTGGCAGCCGAAACAGTAAGTGTGTCCATCGGTGTACACTGCTGCGTTGTCTTTGCTGCCACACTTTTCACAAGCCACATGCCCAATCTTGTCTGATTCGGGCAACTCTTGCT